CCTCGCCCAGGTCGAACGCGAACTTGAGCGGGAGCTGCAGGTCGTCCTGGAGGAACGCCGACAGGATGTCCTGGACGTGGAGGGCCATCGGGAGGTCGCCGACCCGGTGCTGCACGTCGGCCTGTGACTCGCCGGACGACTTGTTCACGCTCTCCGTGAACCCCAGATCCGCGGGGACGACACTGTAAGCCGAACAGGTCTTCCTCATCAGGAAGAGGCTGAACGCGTCCGTGAAGTCCTTCTCGTTGCTCCACTCGATCTTGGAGCCGCCCGGCAGCCAGCGGATCTGGCCCTTGCGGGCCTGGTCGCCGAGCATGAAGCTGTCCCACAGTTCCTGGAATCCCTCGATCTGGTCGGGGGTCCACGACTCGGGGGCGGACGCGAACGCGGCCGGGAGGTTGCCCTCGGTGAAGCGCTGCAGGAAGTACAGCTGGAAGCGGATGTCGGTGTTCGCGTTGAGGAGGACGTCCTCGAGCGGCGCCGTGCCGTAGAGGCTGTCGTCGCGCGGGTCGTACGGCTCGTAGATCAGGTCGTCGAGGGTCAGCCAGTTCCACGGCAGCCCGTTGACGTACTGGACGTAGGCGGGGGCCGGGGAGTCGGGCGGCTGGCCCCAGTAGTCCTGCAGCGGGGCGATCGTCGTGCCGTCGAGGACGCTCAGGCCGACCGGGCGCCCGGCGCGGTTCCGCATCCGGTACAGGGTGCCGGCGTCGTAGGTCAGCACGCCGCGCAGGTACTTCGCCAGCCACGGCTTGAACAGGGTCTTGCCGTCCGGGCGCTTCAGGACCCGCTTGCCCTCAGCGACCTCAGCTGAGATGTCGCCTTCCCAGCCTTCCATCGCCACGAGCTTGTGGTCGAGGCTCCGCAGGCTGGCGATCCTGTGCCGGACGCAGATCCTGGCCACGTCATAGGCGTCGAAGAGGCCCTTGAGGGTCTCGAACGCGACCCGCTCGTGCGTCCTGGGCCTCGTGGCGATGTTGTAGCCGGTGACGAAATCATGCGACCGCGGGGTACGGCTGAACCCGTCGTACGGGCCGATCGGGGTACCCGGGCTGAACGGGTTCTGCGGCGTCATCTGCGACCGCTGCTCGGCCGCCTCGATCGCAGGGGGAACACCGGGCCCGAACACCTTCGTCACCTGGACCGGGGCGTCGAGGACGCCGGCACGTGAGCGAACTGACACCTGACCCCGCCTTCCTTAGCCCGGCTAGCTTGCGGGGGGCGTCCAGCCGAGTGACTCCAGGGCCGCCCGGGTCGCGTCGGTGACCTGCACGCGGGTTCCGGGGCCGAGCAGGAGCTTCAGCGCGCCCTGGTCAACAAGGCCGAGGGTGACCACGGGCACCCCGTCAGCAGCCGCGGAGACGGACCAGGAGGAGACGGAGGCGAGCGGGTGGCCGTTGACCTTCACGGTGCCGGTGAACGGCCAGGAGCCGTCCGTCTCGAAAACAGGCGGGGCCTCGGCGTCAGCCACGGCTCCCCTCTCAGGTGCGGGATGATGGACGGGTGAGCGGCGTGGTATTTCAGCCCGTGCGGATCGTATTACCGTGGTACGTTTGGCCGGTGAAGCGTGCTACCGAGACCTGCCCGCACTGCGGCCAGCAGATGCCCCAGGCGCGCACCTGCGCCCGGCCGGACTGCGGCAGGCAGTTCCGCGACCGCCGCGCCGACGCGATCTACTGCAAGCGCGGGTGCGCCAGGGTGATGGCCCAGCGGAGGCTTAGGGAGCGGCGCGTCACCGTGCAGGTCACCGTCGCCTCCGGCGTCTACAGCAGCCCGGAGTACCAGCGGCACCTACAGCGGGTGGTGCAGGAGACCGTGCTGCGGTACGGCGAACAGAACCCGGGCAACGGCAAGCCGGAGGACGGCGGTGACGAGTGAGGCCGTGCGGCGGGATTCTGGAATCCCGGTTACCGTTGCTGTGCCCGGAACGCCGCGTCCCTTGCTGCCTTCCGTGCAGCCACAGGGTCCAGGGGGACAGGCTCAGCCTCCGGGACCGCGGTATCAGCGGGGGCGGGACGGTCAGGGGCAGGAGCATCGCCGCGCTCAGCGGCAGCGGCCTCAGCCTTCTTGCGGGCCCAGGCGATCCAGGCGGCGGCACTGAAGTTCCCGGTCAGTTCAGTCACGGCCCACACCAGCGCGTCTAGGCGGTCAGGACTCGTGCCGTCCTGCGGGGTCCAGGTAGTCATCTGGTCTTCAAGCTGCGCCAGCGGCCCGACATGGTGCACGCGGTGCTTCTCGTACGCCGCGGCGACCGGCTCGGCCCGCTGCACCTTGCCCCGTGAGGCGCTGATCACCTTCACCGGGACGGCCGGGTCAACCTGGCCGATGGTAGAGGACACCATCTCGCCGCCGTAGTTGACCTCGGCGATAATCCGGTCGGCACTGAACTCGCGGTACGCGGCGATGGCGCGTGACGCCCAGCCGTGCGGGGACAGCTTGCATGAGCGGTCGGCGAGGATGTACACCTCGGCGTCGACCCCGAGCCCGGCGACGACGATGCCCTGCTCATCGTGGGCCGGGCCGGAGCCGCCCGACGGGTCGACCGCGACCACGACCCTGGCCAGGTCCGGATGGGACTTCACCCGGTCGGCGTCGACCAGGGCGAGAGTCCACAGCGCGCCCTCAACGTCCTCAAGAAGCTCGCCGAGCAGTTCCTGCCGCCCGATGCGAGTGCCCTCGTAAGTGGAGAGGACTTCCTCGCGGAACGACGGGGCCAGGTTGGACAGGTTGTCGTAGGTCGAGCCGCGCGTCACGACCGTTGAGCGGCGGTCAAGGATGGTGCGGATCAGGGCAACCGGCTTCGGCGTGGTCGTCGCCGCGCACCGCGGGGAGCGCCCGAGCCGCAGCCCGAGCATGAGGTTGTTCCACGCCGTGTCGAGCGTGTCGCCCTTGCGTGCGTCGGTCCACGCGGCTGGCTCGTCGCACCAGGCGTAATGATGCTGGGGGCCGCGGAGCTGCGCGGGCACCTCAGCGGAGTAGGCGTAGGCGGTTGACCCGTTCGGCCATGTGAGGCGGCGCTTAGTCGACTGGTAGACGGGCTTGTTCACGCCCGCGACAGCAAGGATTCCGCTATCGCCCTCGATCATCACGTCGCGGACGTCCGCGGGCGTGCGGCCCACCAGGGCGATGCGGCAGCCAGGCTCGGCGAGCGCGTGCTCCTGCACCCACTCCGCAGCAGCCCGCGTCTTCCCGGCACCACGACCCGCAACGAATGCCCAGGTCAGCCACTGCCCGGCAGGCGGGAGTTGCTCAGGCCGCGCGATGTCGTGCCAGTCTGGCGGGTGCCCTGCCTCGAACTCGCGGGCCGCGTACTCGGCCCAGTCCGTCACGGCGGTCACGGACGCCCTTCCCGCTTAGCCGGCGAGTGCCCGCAGGCGGCGCGGCACGATCTCGGCGACAAGCTCACGCTGGTCCGGGGTGAGCTTCAGGTCGGCGAGGATGCCGCGGATCACCGCGGCGACGAGCGCGCCCTGCTGCTCGGCGAGGCGGACCTTGCGCTCCTCGATGCCCGCGGCGATCGCCGCCTTGGCGACGTCGACCAGGTGCTTGCGCTCACGCATGTAAAGGTCAACCCACACGTTCGGAACCGCGCCGTAGGTGGTGTCCGTGCCCGTGAACTCGGTGGCGTTCTTTTCGGTCTGCTCGGTCATACCCCACACGAGGTCGCGGTTTTCGAGTTCCCGGATCCGCTCGCGGAGCCACGCCACGTGCCCGGCGGTGTAGCGCACCTCGTCAAGCAGCGCGTCGCCGGGCGAGACGTCCAGCGGCAGGCCGTAGGTCTCAACCGCCCTGATCGCCCGCTGTTCCGAGATGCGCACTACCGCCTTCGCCTTCGCCTGCGGTGCCCTGCCGCCGCACGTATCACAGACAAGCTGGCCGTTCATGGCCCACTTGCCGCACGGCTCGCCGTTGGCCTTGTGGCCCGTGCACTTGATCGCCTGGCGCTTACGGGGCAACGGGGACACCCCCATGGGTCGGCGCTCTTGGGGCGTTCCCATAGGCCCTC